AGGAGCAAAAGCTTCTATGGCAAATACAACTAATATGAGTTCTATTGCTAATAATCAAAAAACTGTAAATAATAATTTAACGGTAAATATTCCTCCTGGAATGTCTGGTTCAGATGCTACAAGCATTAAAGCTGCAGTTAAACAAGCATTACAAGAAGAAAATAGACAAACTTATATTGAATTAGGCGCACAATGAGTTTTTTTACAAATGCAGCAGCAATAATTTTTAAACAACCATTTACCCAGAAAATAGGTAAATTAGAAGTTGATATTGTTAGCTCAAGAAATATATCTGAAAAAGTTTCTTTAACAAGCAATCCTATTGAAGGAGGATTTAATACTGATAATGTTAAGGATGAACCTACTGAAATTATAATTACAGGAATAATTAGTAAATTTTCATTAAAAAATTCTAAAATAAAACAAATTACAACTTTAGCTTCAGGAAATATTCCAAATAGATTAAAAGAAGCTCATGATGAATTATATAGAATTAAAAATGAAAAAGAGCCAATAACTCTTGTGATGAAGTTTAAAAGCTATTCTAGTATGGTAATGACAAATCTAGATATGCCAAATGATGCAAATGATGGTGAAACATTTAGATTTACTGCAACATTTAAAGAAGCTAGAATTGTAGAAAGTCAATTAGTAAGTCTTGATAATTTAAGAATAAAAACTGATAATGCTAAAAAACAAAGTTCTTTTGGTAGACAAGTTGGTGAAAGTAAAGATTTTACTCCACCATCTAAAATAACATTAGGGCAATTTATTAAGTCTTTATTTTAAATATTATGGCTACAATAATTCCTATCAAAAATAATCCGAATCATACATTAACAATTGAATTAGATTCAAAAATATTTAAATTATTATTTTTATATAATTCTATAGGAAGTTTTTGGACTATGAGTTTATATAATGAAGATGATAATTTATTAGTTTCTAATATTAAATTAGTTGCAAATTATCCTTTGTTATTTACACATAGAAATGTAAATTTTCCTTCAGGCGATTTTTATTGTGAAATAGCTGATACTTCTGCAGTAATTAGTAGAAATTCTTTTTCGTCAGGAGAAGCTAAATTATTATATTTAACACAAGAAGAAATTGAATTGATATAATATGAGCAGATTATTTAAAAGAAAAGCACAAGTTATAATCGGAAAATTAGGTTCAATAGGTAGATTATTAGACGATGTTAGGATTTCTTTTGATATAGATATGGATGATAATAAAGAAACTAATACAGGAAAAGTTAATATTTATAATTTATCAGAAGAAACTATCGGTTTATTAGAGCAAAAAGATGTTTCTGTAATATTGAAAATCGGATATGACGGAGAAGAATTAAGCACTTTATTTATAGGAAACGTTGTTGAATATGAACATGACTTTAATGGATTTGATATTATTACAAAAATTACTTTAAAAGATGGTTATATTCCTTTGACAAGTAAAAAATTATCTCTTTCATTTGCAGAAAATTCTAATACCAAACAAATAATAGAAAAAATTGTAGGAGAATTGAATTTAGCTAAAAATGACTATTCGTTACTTCCTAATTATATTTATAAACAAGGTTTTTCATTTATAGGAACTCCTGGAACAGCATTAGATATTGTTTTAGCAAGAATAGGATATCAATGGACAATAGCAAATAATGTTTTGATAATAACTAAGCCAAATGAAAGTAATAAGCAAGTAATAGCTCAATTTTTATCTCCTGAAACCGGTTTAATAGATAAACCAAAAAGATTTAAAGAAAAATCTGTAAAAACAAAAACTAAAGAAAATAAATTAATAGATGGATGGAAAATAAATAGTTTAATTATTCCTTCTATTCAGCCTAAGAATTTAATTAAAGTTCAAAGTTCTGAAGTAGATGGGACATTTTTAGTAAAGTCAGTTAAATTTAACGGCGACACTGAAGATAGCAATTGGTTATGTCAAATTCAAGCAATACAAAAATGACAATAAAAAATATAGAATTATTAAATATTATTATTGCTAATAAAATTGCTGATATGCATATTTGTATGCCTGCAAAAATATTAGAATATGATTATACAAAACAAAAAGCAAAAGTTCAACCGGCTTTAAATCAAAAATATAATGATGGAGAAGTTATCGAACTTCCTGTAATACATAATGTTCCAGTAATGCATCCTGCTTCAGGTGGCGCTTCTATTACATTTCCTGTAAATGTTAATGATACTGTTTTATTAGTATTTTCTGAAAAAAGTTTAGAAGAATGGCTTTCAAATGGAAAACAAATTACTCCAGATGATCCTAGACAAAATAATTTAACAGATGCTATTGCTTTATTAGGATTAAATCCTTTTAGTAAAATATCTCATGCTGAAAATAACGAAGATTTATTAATAAGTTATTCAGGTTCAAAAATAAGATTTAAAAATAACGGGTCTCATTTATTACAAATAGAAGCAGAAAATATAGAAATTATAGGAGCTAAAGAAATAAAATTAACTTCAACAACAGAAGTCAAATTAACTTCAACAACAGAAATAAAAATTGAAGCTCCAGAAATAAAATTAAACGGCGATGTAAAAATAAATGACCAACTTTATAATAACCACACTCATACGGGAGTAACTTCTGGTCTTTCTAATACAGGCCCGGTAACTTAATTTATTATAGTATTATGAGCACGTTTGCATTAAATTCTAATAACGATATTTATTTTAGCAATAAACGATTAGTTATTATTTCAAATAATAATTCTGACAAAGAAATAATACAAAGACTTAGGATGAGATTAAAATTTTTTAAAGATGAATGGTTTTTAAATTCTGAGCACGGCCTTCCATATTTTGAAGATATATTAGGAAGCAAAAATTTAGATCTTAATATTATTGAAAGTATATTAAGAGAACAAATTTTAGATGTAGAAGGGGTTAGAGAAATTGTTGAAAGTTCTATTGATTATGATGAAAATGAGCGTAAAGTTCAATATTCAGTCAATATAGTTTCAATAAACAACTCAGTAATAACCGAGAATTTGGTTGTACTTTAAAGAAGTTTTGTTTTAAAATTTAATTATTTAAAAATTCAATTTAATTAGTTCATGACTTACGGTGTTACAACTAACGGTTTTGTTAGAAAAACAAATGAACAAATTATAAGTGATTTAGAAAATGAATGGAAAACACAATTTGGTCAAGATTCAGATTTAAGTGAAGATTCACCTAATTCCATTTTAATAGGTCTTATTGGATCTATGGCAGATTCTTTATGGCAAACTGCAGAAGACACTTATAATTCGTTAAATAGAAATACTGCATCTGGAGTTCCATTGGAAAATGCTGTCTCTTTAATAGGTATAGATAAAAAAGGAGCTTCTGCATCAACTTCTAATGTAAGCTTTAGAGGAGATAATGCTACTTCTATCCCTTCAAATACTCAAGTTAAACAATCTTCAACAGGATTAATATTTAAAACATTAGAAGATAAATTTATTACTCAAAATGAATGTAATTGGATTCAAATAATAGTTACAACTATAAGTAATAATGCGACATATCGTTTTTATATTAATGGTAATTCTTATTCTTATATTTCTGATGGAACAGCCACAGTTGATGAAATTATAACAGGATTAAAAGCTATTGTCGAAGGAGCAACAATCGGTTTAATTATAACTAATGAAGGATCCGGCTTAATGACAATTGAAGCTATTGATAAAAATGATATTTATGACATTACAGCAGATTCTAAAATGACTGTTGGTAAAGTTCAATCTCAAATAGAAGTTACAGCTTTAGAAGTAGGTAAAAATGAAGTTGCTGCTGAAACTATTGATACAATTTCAACGGCAATATCTGGTTTAGATTCTGTAAGAAACTATTACGCAGGAGAAACTGGAAGAGAAATTGAAACAGATCAAGAATTAAGATTAAGAACACAACAAGATATAGCCGTTGCAGGATTTAATTTTGTTGATGCTATTAGAGCCAAAATATTAGATGAAGTTTCTGGAGTAAGTTATTGTAGAGTATATGAAAACGATAGTTTAGTTACTGATTCAGATAATATTCCTGCTAAATCTTTTGAAACTGTTGCTCAAGGCGGTTCTAATGCAAATATTGCTGCTAAGTTATTCCAAATGAAAGTTGCAGGAATAAAATCTCATGGAGATATTACAGTAGAAGTTAAAGACAATCAAAATATTCCTCATAATATTAAGTTTTCAAGGCCTAGTAATTTATATATGTGGGTCAAAGTTGTTATTGATTCTTATAATAATGAGGAAGACTTCCCTACTGATGGCGAAGCTGCAATAAAAGAATCAATATTAGAATTTGCTGAAGATTATTTTAATATAGGAGATGTTATTGTAACACAAAAATTCTATAAGCCTTTATATGAGATTGAAGGTATAGGATCTGCTACAATAACTATTGCTTCAACTGCAACAGCAGGAGGAACACCAACTTATGGTGCTTCTAATATTAATTGTTCAATAAAGGAAAAACCTTTATTTGATTTAAGTAGAATTGACGTTACATTATAATGAGCATTTACGATACTATAAAACAATTAAATATTGAGCAATTTAAATCATCAGAGAATTTTAATAAAGTTCTCCAGGTTGCTGCTAGTACTTTTGATGAATTAGATACTGTATTTGCTGATCTGAAAGTTATTTTAAATATAACAACTTCATCAGGAAAACAATTAGATTTAATTGGTCATATTATTGTAGAAGGAAGAAATGGTAGAAATGATGTTGATTATCGTTCAGCTTTAACTTTAAAAATATTTAAGAATACTTCTAGAGCTTTTGTAGAAGATATTGTTGAAATTTTAACTTTAGTTACAAATGCTACTAAAGTTGTTTATTCAGATAATCCTCCTGCTGCTTATACTGTTTATACAAATGGAAAAACATTGCCAACAAATATAAAAACAATAATTGATAGATTGTCGGCAGCAGGAGTTGCAGTTTTAATTTACGCATCAGATGGTCAAGTTCCATTTATTGCAATAGAAATTGAAACTACGCAAGCAAATTTACAAACTGATTTAGTAGATAATATTGTAGATGATGCAGGATCACAATTTGTTGTTAATTATGAATCTGAAATAAAGAGTAATAAACTTCAAATTATTTTTGGCGGAAAAGAATTTGGAGTTGTAGAAAATTTAAATTTAATAACTGACGCCGGAGATACTTTGGTTACAGAAACAGGAGCAATTTTAGGCTGCTATGATGAAAACCAAAACATTATTGGCGGAGGATTAGCAAATTTAGTTTATCAATAATTAATTATTTAACATTATGTCGGTAAAACCAAATAATACAATAGAATGGGCAACTAATGATGCTACTGAAACTAGACAAGGTGGAAGTAACAAATTAGAGCCAACAGATGAACTAAAACAAAACGGAAGTTTAGATGGAAATTATGCATTAAATCATTTAAATTTTATATTTAATATTTTAGGATTATGGAGTAAATTTACAAATGATATGATAGAAGTTGTTGATGGTATTGGAACAGGACTAACAAAAGATGGTCATTTTTCATTTATTGTTGCTTTTGATAGTACAAATTTAAATGACTATGTTTTAGGTTTTGCTGATAAGCCGACATCCGTAGCCGCATCAACAAAAATTATAAACAATAATAATTTAACATTTGGAACTGCTGATGCCAACGGAACTATCCCTATATCTGGTGCTACAGCGGCAAATATTAAAGCTTTTAGTATTAATTTTAAAATTAATTAAAAATTATGGCAAATATTACAATTTCAGGTTTACCAGCAAAAATAGGAACAATATTGGACGCTGCGTATTTACATTTGAATGAATCTAGCGTTGATAAAAAAGTCACAATAGCTCAGTTATTAACAAAAATTGAAAATCAATATTCATCAGACATTGTTAATTTTTTAGATTCAACAAATAAAACTGAAGCTAGAACAACTTTAGATGTTTATAATAAAAGCGAATCGGACAATTTAATAACTGAAGCCACCACCACAACTCAAGGTATATCTTACCTAGATAAACCAATTACTATTGCCAATAATGCAACTGATGCCGATCATGATATG